TTATGTCTCTTGGTGATTTAGAGTAACCATAAAATAGTGCTGGATAGTTATTCTTAATATCCTTCACACTGTAATATTCTTTATCATTGATTATAGATTGTTCTAATTTGATTTCTTTAGCAGGCATTTTTATTTAGTTATGTTTTTTCGATAGTTATTATTAACTGCTATTTATTTAACTTATTTATTATTTTATTTATTTAGAAAAAATAATAAGTTATTCATGATTAGTTGTCTAACCATAAACCAAAAATAATTTTGATTTGTGCCAAATCAAAAGCTTTGTTGATCATTGCATGATCAACAAAGCCAAATTAACATATATTACCTAATTAAATAGTAATTTCGTTTGTTTTCTAAATATTGAAATTTATATTTATTATGTTTAATTTCCAAAAATAACTTACCACCTGTTTGTTTTATCTTTTCATATTTTCTATTTTCTTCAGCTTGCTCTTTTGTAACTGCCAATAAGCCATATATGTCGTCTTCTTTTGGCTTTTCCATATTTTCATACATTGATCTTCTTAATAATTTTTTTTTACCACAAATCATGTCATTACAGGTTGATATTGCTTTCAAAATCTCACTAACTGGCAATTTGTAATACTCTTTGTTATTTCTGTATCTAAAATTATAAAGAAATCCTTTTACACATAATTCAACAGCTATAGGCGAATTAACCTTTATTTTTTCAACAACAACAAATTTATCAGGATATGATGTGTTATAAACATTAATTCTGTTCTTAAGATTTTTATCAACTTTTCCAACTTTATATAATTCATCATCTAAATCAGGAGGCTTTATAATATAAATATATCCACCATCTGGATATTTTTCTTTTTTCTGATTGTTTTCTAATATCTTAATTCTTTTTTTATATTCATCAAGTTCTGTCTGAAGATCATCAAATTTAGTTTTTGTTTCTTTATCAACTTCATATTTACCTGTTTTCCTGATTTGTGGTATCACCTCATTTGTTATCCAATATTGAAAATTTCTTGCATCTTTCATTTTTGATCTAAGTATCAGTTGATAAAGTCCTGGTTCATTTATAAATATTGCATGATCTTGAATATTATATTTGTATTTTGAAAATTCTTTAATGTGTTCATATATTAATTTATTTTCTGGAAATACTTTTTTCCTTATTGCATCATTTGTGTCTTTGTAATTCAATATTTTTGCAACTTGTCTGCCATAAAACCATATTTGATTGTCATTATCTATAACAATAACAACATCTTTATCATTATACTTCAATATACCATTATACAAATCAACTAGGGTTTGTGATGACATTATATCATACAATTATATATTAAATAATTCATAATGTCAATTAATATTGTCATAAAAATTCTCTATTCTCATATAAATAATTATCACCGGGGCGGGGGGACAATTCACCTTAGGGGGTAGGTGATGCAAAAATAATTACATAACATTTAATATTAACAAACCATAATTATTTAATTATTTGTCTCCAATGATGAGACCAAAAATAATAAGTTATTCTTGACCAATTATCTGACCATGAAAAAATATTTTTGATTTGGAACAAATCAAAAGCTTTGTTGATCATGCAATGATCAATGAAGCCAAATTAACAAATAATTATTATTAATAATACCATAAATCAAATCCAAAAATATATAATTTAAATTATATCAGCCAATTAGTTGATATGATTAATATTTTCCTATTTCTTTAATTTTTCTATTAATATTTGATTATTCAATTTTTCAATTTCTAATTTATGTTTTAATGTTTCTGTCTCGTATTTTAATTTTTCTTCAAGATGTGCATTTCTTTCTTCAATTAGTTTTGTCTTAACTTCTTCGGTTTGTATTTTTGCTTTCATTACATCAATCTCTGATTGATGTTTTATTTTCAAATTCTCTATTTGAATCATTAATTCTCTCACACATCCTGCATATTCATTACCTATCATTTTGAATTGCTTTATAATTTGTGGTCTATTTTTCGGATTTATTAATATTAATTCTTTAAAATTTTCATATTTTACCTTTTTCTCATTTGTTTCAAAATATTCCTTGATATCCTTTTCTGCATTCGATAGATATTTTGGATCTATATAACTGAACATTAGCAATTCTAATTTCACGCCTTCTATTTTTCCATATTTTTTGTCATGTTCTTTCGTTCTTCTTTCTAAATCATCTGTAAAACCATATTTAATCATAATATAATCATCAGGTATTTCTTTTGGCAATTTCATAGATTTCTTAAGATTCTTGACAGTTCCTAATGAAAATCCATATAAACATGGAATCTGTCTAGAACTAGTCGATAAAACTTGATTTAATGATTCAATTGGAACACCAATTAATTTCGATGCTAATTCGTTCTTCTCTTCTTGAATGCCCATTTGAACTGTAAACAACGTTTTTGTAGCCCAATAAACAAATCTGTCAGCAATACCAGCTTTGCTACCAAAAAGAATTTTCAACATTCCAATATATGTAATAAATAAATATTTTCTTATTTTATTTTTCTTAATTTCCTTTTGGAGGATGTCTTTGACAATAAAATGTTTGTAATGTGTATCTTCAATAAATCCAGAATCTTTGTTAATAACATTTTTAACTAAGTTTGGCATTTTAAAGCATAATGAAACATCTTTAGCCAAAAAATAAATCCCATCATGAGATCTCACGCCTCTTGTTTCAATATCATAAATATTTCCATCATCATCCTTGAATTTATGTTCATCTTCCAGTTCCAATAATTCTGGTGCCTCTTCATATTCCTTATTGTCGTTCTCTTCTTCTTTGATCTTGTCTTTTTTAGTTTGTTTCTTTTCTGTTTTAACCTTCTTCTTCGGTTTCAATAAGTTATCATCTGTCCATGATTTCGATATATATAATGCCACTTTATTGGGTATTTTTTGGTCTTTATTGTAGATTGTCCATTCTTCTTTCTTCTCGTGATATGTTGCATATATATATTCTTCATTTGGGACATTCCTTTTCTCAATTATGTCTCTTGGTGATTTGGAATATCCATAAAATAGTGTTGGGTATTCTTTCTTGATGTCCTTTACACTATAATATTCTTTATCATTAATTATAGATTGTTCTAATTTGATTTCTTTAGCAGGCATTTTATTTTTTAGTTCTGTTTTATCGATAGTTATTATTAATTGTTATTTATTTAACTTATTTATTATTTTATTTATTCAGAAAAATGATAAGTCGTATTACCATAACTATTTAATTAATTGTCTCCAACCATAAACCAAAAAATGATAAGTCATCTAATCATAAATAGTTAATAATTTGGTTCAAATGATAAGTTATTTATGATTGACTGAAATCAAATGTATTATTAAGTTATTTTTTTTGATGATGGAATGAGCATATATAGTATATCATTTTTTCCTATTTTATTTAATGGTTTACCTCCTTTTTGTTTTATTTTTTTATTCTTATTCTCAATTTCTTTATTTGTGTCTTGAATTGATTTATCACATTTCTTAATTGTTTTTTTTATTATTGATAAATCAACTTGATAAATCTCTTTATATTTTCTATATTGTGCTTTCTTCATTAATGCTTTAACACATCTCTCTACTTGATCAATATTTGTTGTTTCATGTTGAAATAAGACTTCAATATCATTTGCAAGTGGTGAATTGTGTGATGAAAATCTTGTCTTTGAATTTATTGTTTTTCCTAGTTTGTATAGTGTTAAATCTGTATTTAATGCTCTAAATACATATATAATTCGTTTTTCTGAATTTATTTTTGGTTTTTGGTTATTTTCTAATTGTTTAATTTTCTTATTCATGCCATCTATTATGTAATTTTTATATTTATATAAAGCAACTTCAAGATCCAAAAAATATTGTTGTACGTCATCACCTTTTTTTGAATTAGTTGATAAACAAATCTTTTTGGCAGTTTCTGGTGTTAGTGTAATCACTTCATAATTTTGGCCACCACGTCCATCTGATTTTTTCTCTTTTTTAATTATGTAATCAACATTTTTTTTATAATTTTTTTTTATTGTGTCATTAAATGACCGACGTATGTTTATATCCAACCATTTTCTCAATAATTCACTATCAATTAAAAATTCATTATATCTTTCAATATAGTCTTCTTTAATTATGTTGTAAAAATCTTTTACAAATCCAGGATCAACAAAACTATATTTCTCTACAAATGTTTGGAAATTCATTATTTATAAATTAATTTCACAAATTAATTTTCGCTTGATATTATGATATCAAGCGAAAATGTATTTTTATGCAAAAATAATATTCTATATACATTTATTTAGTTCCAATGATGAGACCAAAAATGATAAGTCATCTAATCATAAATAGTTAATTATTTAGTTCCAATGATGAGACAAAAAATGATAAGTTATTTATGACCAATTATCTAGCCATAAACTAAAAATATTTTTGATTTGGAACAAATCAAAAGCTTTGTTGATCATGCAATGATCAATGAAGCCAAATTAACAAATAATTATTCTTAATCACACAAACATTCATATTATCATATCGTAATCAGGAATAATATTGTTGTCAAATACTTTAACATTATTTAATTTTCTATTCTTCAATGTATTATTTATTTCTATTAATTTTTCCTTTGAACAATTATTACATATTATTCCTATCAAATTTCCTCTCAATCTTATTTTTCCTTCAAATAATATTTCATGATGAAGTAATGGTGAAAACTCTTTTATCTTTTCCGGCAATTCATCCAATTCCTGTAGATATTTTTTTATTATTTTAATATTATCATTCCTGTTCTCTGTCAAATCCATTTTTTTGAATCCCCATCCTTTATTAAATCTAATCTCTTTTTTATTATTGTAATATATTTCTGGTCTGAATATTAGTGTGTAATCCATTCCATGTGTTAAATTCTTAATATTGTCAAAATAGATACTCATATATATGTATTTTGATTTTGTATCTCCTGACATAAACAATTGTTCATTCTTCAAATATTTCCCTGCTTTGAGTGTTCCATCTTTCAATATGTCAATCAAACTGTCATAATTCTTTGTAAAATGAAGAAATATGAATTTATCTTTCTGTCTATTATCACCACCAAACATATTTTTCCTCAAAACAAAATAATCAGATTTACATTCAATATATTTAGAAAAATAATTCATCCAATTATATAACTTGAAATTTTTATTATTTCATTTGCCAAGCCATAAATGATTGATGAATTGGTTCCAATTAATGGCAAGACCAGGAATAATAAGATATTCATGATCAGTTGTCCAAATGAAAATGGCAAGTCATCTGATCGTAAATAGTTAATGATTTAGTTCCAATAATGAAACCGGAAATAATAAAATAATTTGACATAAAGAAATGAAAAGTAATATTACTTAGCAATTATCAAACATGCAAAAACATAAAAAAGTATCAATTATAAATAATTTAGGAAAACCTGATTTTGGTTGTGTATATTGTGTTACATCTGATGTTCTGAATGCCGTAAAAATTGGGTATTGGAGAGGATCAATAAGCAGTTTAAAATCTAGATATGTAACAACTTATGGCAAAAATTTAGTTTTACAAACCTTTGAAACATTACATCCACACAAACTTGAGCAAAAATGCCATAACACTTTTGAAAAACACAGAATAACAAATGAACTATTTGACAAAAAACATATCAATGAATATATTCAATTTATAAAAGATAATTCGACAAAAAATAGCAAATCCAATAATGATGTTAAAGAGCCTGATAATGAAGAGCCTGATAATGAAGAGTCTGATAATGAAGAACATGATAATGAAGAACATGATAATGAAGAACATGATAATGAAGAACATGATAATGAAGAACATGATAATGAAGAACATGATAATGAAGAACATGATAATGAAGA